TTTGCGGAATTTGACTGCTGCAACATCGTATTCTGAGGCCGTTGTCATCAATTACGTCATCATCCACGGCGCAACGTAAAAATGGTCATTTATCTACGTCACCCGGTTCACGGTACAAAAGTGGCTTGCGCTGAATTGGAAGCTGTTTACGATGAAAAAAACGGTTGGGTGAGGTATGATTTAGGTGATGTTGAACAACCTGCCACGGTAAACGAAATGAAACGTCCCCGTGGCAGGCCGCGAGTTGAGGTTGCTGAACTAGGAGCATAGGGTATGACCACATCTGCTGGCGACCAAATAAACGGGGCGTTGCGCCTGATTGGAATGTTGGCAGAAGGCGAAACACCTTCCGCAGCCACATCTCAGGATTCGCTGACTGCGCTCAATCAGATGATTGACTCATGGAACACTGAGCGTCTGTCAGTGTTCAGCACTCAGGATCAGGTGTTTACCTGGCCTGCCAGTATCCGCAGCCGCACACTAGGCCCATCGGGTGATTTTGTTGGCAACAGGCCAATTTTGGTGGACGATGCTACTTATTTTCGGGACGCTGCCACCAACGTTAGCTACGGCATCAAGATCATCAATCAACAACAATATGATGGGATTGCAGTCAAAACAGTGACTAGCACTTATCCACAGGTGTTGTGGATAAATATGTCGTATCCCGACATTGAAATGTACGTCTATCCAGTACCGCTGCGTCCGCTGGAATGGCACTTTATTTCGGTTGAAGAATTGACACAGCCAGCAGTGCTGGCAACTACGCTGTCATTCCCACCAGGCTACCTACGGGCCTTTAGGTTCAACTTGGCCTGTGAGATTGCCGCCGAGTTTGGCGTTGAGCCAAGCCCACAAGTTCAACGGATTGCTATGACCTCCAAGCGCAACATCAAGCGCATCAACAACCCTGACGATGTAATGGCAATGCCTTACGGCATAGTTGCTAATCGTCAACGCTACAACATTTACGCTGGGAACTTTTAATTATGACTACCGTTGCCATCTCTGGTTTGCCCGTTGCCACCGTCATAAACCCTACGGACATCATCCCGTTTGTCCAGCCTGCTACCGCTGGTACAACCAAAAGCATCACTAAGACATTGCTGTTCACCAGCCCGACAATGGTCACGCCTGTGTTGGGCGCAGCCACAGCTACGAGCCTTGCAGTGTCTAGCACTTTGGCTGTGACGGGCGCTGTAACTTTCTCTAGCACTTTGGCTGTAACTGGCGTGTCTACGCTGACAGGCGGTGCAGTTGTGCAAGGCATGACAGTAGGTTTGGGCCTTGCCGCAGTAGCCTCAAACACGGCGGTGGGTTTTGAAGTTCTTAAAACCAATACCACCGGCAATTCCAATGTTGGCGTGGGGTATCGAACCTTGCGTTTAAATGTAGCTGGAGAATACAATTTTGCTGGTGGTTATGACACATTAAAATCAAATAATAGCGGAGTAGAAAATACGGCAGTAGGGGCTTTAGCATTGCAAACAAATGCTGGTGGGTCTTACAACGTAGCCGTGGGTTTGTCTGCACTTGGGACACAAATTAGCGGAAACCGTAACGTAGCACTCGGCTACTACTCTGGAAATTATGAGACAGGCTCAAACGCTTTTTACGTCAACAACCAAGACCGCACCAACACCGCAGGAGATAAAGCAAGTTCGTTGATGTATGGCACATTCAATACCACCGCAGCAACGCAAACACTAGCCATCAATGGCACGTTGGCGGTTTCAGAAATTACAGGCACAAGGGCGGCAGCAGCAACAATTGCAAGCGCAGCTACGATTGCGCCAACAAAAGACATTACTTTTATTTCTGGAGTTGCTGCCGTTGTAACTATCACTGCAATTGCCCCGTTTACCACTGGTGGTGGCACAATAACTTTAATTCCAACTGGCATTTTTACTTGGACAACCGCAGGAAATATTGCCTTGGCAGGAACTGCTGTAGTTAGTCGGGCATTGACAATGACCTACGACTCAACCACAACCAAGTGGTATCCGAGTTACGTCTGACATGAAATCCCCTATATTGGGCAGCGCCTATGTTGCCCGTAGCGTTAATGCTGCGGACAACAGAATGGTCAACCTGTTCCCAGAAGCTACCCCAGACGGAGGGAAAACAGGCGGGTTTCTAAACCGAGCGCCTGGGCTTGACTTGCTGGTGACGGTTGGGACAGGGCCAATACGGGGCTTGTGGACGTTTGGCGGCGTTGGCTATGTGGTTAGTGGCACTGAACTCTACAGCCTCACCACGGCCTATGTAGCCACCTTGCGTGGCACGGTAGCAGGCACTGGCCCGGTCAGCATGAGCGACAACGGCACTCAGTTGTTCATTGCGGCTAATGGGCCGGGTTACATCTACAACAGCAGCACGGCAGTCTTTGCCCAGATCACAGACGTTGATTTTGCCGGCGCGTTAATCGTTGGCTACTTGGATGGCTACTTTGTTTTCATCCAGCCTGACAGCCAGATATTCTGGGTAACGCAACTGCTGGACGGTTCATCCGTTGACCCGCTTGATTTTGCCAGCGCCGAGGGTTCTCCTGACGGCTTGGTCAGCATGATTATTGACCACGGGCAGATTTGGCTGTTTGGCACTAACTCAGTTGAAGTTTGGTACGACTCTGGCGCTGCCGACTTCCCCATGACCCGCATCCAAGGTGCGTTCAATGAGATTGGTTGCGCTGCGGCCTTCTCTGTTGCCAAACTGGACAACGGCATCTTCTGGCTAGGAGCAGATGCGCGGGGGCAAGGCATCGTCTACCGGGCCAACGGCTACACCGGCACTCGGGTCAGCACCCACGCTATTGAGTACGCCATTGCCCAGTACGGCAACATTTCTGACGCGATTGCCTACACCTACCAGCAAGAAGGCCATGCCTTCTACGTCCTGACGTTTCCCACCGGCAACGCCACTTGGGTCTACGATGTGGCTACCCAAGCCTGGCACGAACGGGCTGGGTTTGACAACGGCCTGTTCATGCGCCATAGGTCAAACTGCCAGATGGCGTTCAACAGCCAAATTATGTTAGGCGACTACGTTAACGGCAACATTTACGCTTTTGACTTGGATGTGTACGCTGACAACGGTGACATCCAAAAGTGGTTGCGTTCATGGAGGGCGCTGCCAACAGGCCAAAACAATCTCAAACGCACAGCCCACCATACCTTGCAGCTTGACGCTGAGACAGGCGTAGGGCTGGGCATCACGCCAGAACAGACTGCTGACGGCATCATCACTGAGTTGGCAAACGTCCCAGCAGCAGGCCCAAGTTTCCAGTTAATTTCTGAGATTGAATGGGAATACATATTGACTGAATCTGGCCTTGAGATCATTACAGAATCAGGTTTATATTTTGTAACCAATACTTACTCTGGCCCAGACATTGACGGCGCTGATATTGTCACCGAGTCATTCCCAGCCACACCGGGCTATGACCCGCAATGTATGCTGCGCTGGAGCGACGATGGCGGTCACACTTGGTCAAGTGAGCATTGGGCCAGCATGGGCAAAATTGGTGAGTACGGCTACCGCACGTTCTGGCGGCGTCTTGGCATGACAGTCAAGCTGCGAGATCGGGTGTACGAGATCAGCGGCACTGACCCAGTAAAGATTGCCATCATGGGCGCTGAATTGGTGCTGAGTCCAACGTCAAGTTGATATGGCAAACGTCACCCAAATCCCTGCGCCCCGAGTTGCTTTTACGGAAGACGGGCAAATCACGACCCAATGGTTTCGTTGGCTCAACAACGTCTACACCATCACCGGCTCTGGCCTTGGCATCACGCCGGTAATCAACGGCGGTACGGGCCTTGGGACGATTCCGACCAATGGGCAGTTGTTGATTGGCAACGGCACAGGCTATGCCTTGCACACCTTGACGGCTGGAACAGGCATCACCGTGACTAACGGCGCCGGGACGATAACCGTGGCCTCCAGTGGCATAACAAGTTTTAGCGCAGGCACAACGGGCTTCACGCCCAGCAGCCCTACAAGTGGTGCGGTGGTGCTGGCAGGCACATTGGTGATAGCCAATGGCGGCACAGGAGCCACTTCAGCCGCAGCAGCCCGAGCCAACTTAGGTGCTGGCACAGGCAATGGCACGGTTACGTCAGTAGGCGGCACTGGCACGGTCAACGGCATTACCCTGACAGGCACAGTCACTACTGCTGGCAGTTTGACCCTTGGCGGTACGCTGAGTGGGGTTAGCCTGACCACGCAAGTTACTGGCGTTTTGCCGATAGCCAACGGCGGTACGGGTACAACTTCTACGACTTTTGCCAGCCTAACAACCAACGTATCTGGTATCCTGCCCATAGCAAACGGCGGGACGGGCACTTCCACTGCTGGTGTTACTGCCACCATCGTGACTGCTAAACTGACCGCACTCGGCGCAAACGGCAGCATGACTTTTACAAACGGTTTGCTTACAGCGCAGACTCCTGCGACTTAGGTTGGGTAACAAGGAGAACGATTATGGGTTGGGGTCAACTATTAGGTGGTGCAGCAGGTTTCTTTCTTGGTGGCCCACAAGGTGCGCTTGCTGGCGCTGCTCTTGGCGGCGGTCTTGATGAGGCTACAGGCGGTGGGCAAACCGGCGCTATTCAACGGGCTACTGATGCAGCTAACGCTCAATCTTCCGAAGCATTGGCACTGCAAAGGCGGATGTACGAGGAAAGCATTGCTAGGCAGCAACCGTACTATCAGGCTGGCGTCAATGCGCTTCCAGGCTACCTCAAAGGCATTGCCGCAGGCGGCGAGTATGTTCGGCCTTTTACGATGGCTGACTTTAATGCAGACCCAGGCTACAAGTTTCGTCTGTCCCAAGGTATGAAAGCGTTAAACGCTTCAATGGCGGCTAGAGGTCTTGGTATATCTGGCCCTAACATAAAAGGCGCAATTAATTTTGGGCAAGAAGCGGGTACGCAAGATTATGGTCGGGCACTCCAAGATTTCTATGGACGACAAGAAGTTGCGCGAAATGCCGCCGCTGGTGTAGCTGGCTTTGGCCCGACTTCCAATGCACTAGCAGCCACAGCAGGGGAAAGACTTGTAACTGGCTCTGCCCCACTCATGCAAAATCAAGGCTATAACACTGCCAATGCTATGCTGGCTGGGGAACGCGCTAGACAATCGTCCTACGGTGAGATAGGAAAAGCGCTTGGGTCTGGTGGGTTTGGTAGTCTCCAAACTGGCTTTAACAATATGTTTGGTGCTAGGCAACCTGCATCTTCAGCATCAACGTATATGCCTTCTGGTGGGTATGACCCTTACCTACCCTATGGCTATAACAGTTAAGGACAAATCATGGCACTTAATTTTGGACTTCTTGACCAAGGTGGCCCGACAAATTTCTTTGAGGGCTATTCACAAGGCCAAGAGAAAATGCAAGCCAATGCGATGGCCCAGCAAAGAGCAGCGCAGGCCCAGCAAGAGTTTGGTATGCGCCAGCAGGAGTTTGCTGCTGGGCAGGCTGAGAAAAAACGGTTGTCTACCGCAGCCATAGTCACGCAAAGAACAGCTTCTGCAAGGGAAGCAATACTTAACGCCCGTACTCCAGACGATGCTCGTGCAATTGAACGAGCGCAACACGCCGACGAATACCTTGGCCCGATTAGGCGACAGTTCGGCAGTTTAGAAGCAGACTTGGCTGATATTCCAAACGAACCCACTGCTTTTAATCAGTGGAAATTAAAACAAGCATTGGGTGCAGCTAAATTTATTGAACGAATGGATGCTGACGCCCAGTTTGCCGCTGCTATGGGCAACGCTCCACAGTCTAACGCTATGGCCCCTGCGCCTGCGCCTATGGCTATGGGCGGCGCTCCTGCTGCTCCTGCCCCTGCTCCTGCTGCACTTTCGCCTACTACTCAAGCGTCCATAGACGACCTAGTAAAAAGCGGTATTCCTAGAGAAACCATTACTGTTGAAGATGGAAAAATATATGTTGGGTCTTATGGCTCAAACGTTGTTGGCGAACCAACGATGGAACAGTATCGGACACCAGAGGGAAGTCTTGCTACTCGTCCTCAAGCGCCGTTAACACCTCTCAGGGTAGCTGCTAACCAGATGGCTCCAGGCTCTGTTAACGCAATGGCTCCGCAAGCACCGGCTGCTAATGTAACAAATGCAATGGCTCCTGTATCGGCTGCGCCGCCTCAAACTCAACTGCAAAATTTGGTAGATCAATACGAAAGATTTTCCAGAAAACCAAACCCAGATAAAAGGGACGAAAATCGTATAAAGTTTCTTACGGAAGAAATAGCTAGGGCAAGCAAAGGAACTTTGTTATCGCAACTTCAAACTGACTTAGCTGCGGCAACTGACCCTAAAGTACGCAAAGAAATTCAAGCTAGGATAAATAAAGAGATTAGTCATCAACCAGCGACTAGTGTTACGGTTAGCACAGAAAAAACATATGGCGGAAAATTAGCCGATAAATTAGCTGACAGAGATGATGCTAAATTAGGGGCGGCTGAAAAAGCACCTCAGTTAGCAGAAAGCGCCAATAGAATTATTAGTTTGGTAAGCCAAGGCAATTTGTTTACCGGGCCTATTGCTGGAATTAAACTAAATATTGCTAGGGCATTAAATGTAGCTGGCGCTAGTAACGAAGAAAAAATATCCAATACTGAATCGTTAATTGCGGCTACAGGACAAAGCACACTTGACGCAATTAAAAGTGCAGGGTTGGGAACGGGTCAAGGTTTTACTGATAAAGACCTTAAATTTTTACAGCAAATTGCAGGCGGCACATTTGAACTTACTCCACAGACCCTTACTAGGTTAGCTACACTTCAACACCAAGCTGCTGTTCGCAGTGTAGAAGCATGGAATACTAGATTTACTCAAATACCTAGTTCTGCAACGGGCGCGTTAGGTCTTTCAACTGTGCCAAAAATACCACCTTTGGCGGGGGCGTCAACAAGTAGTGGATTTAAATATCTTGGCAAAGAAAGCAACTAATGGCTACCAAATATCGTGTTCAAGGCCCAGATGGAGCGGTTCATATTTTTGAAGGGCCAGATAACGCAACGCCATCTCAAGTAGAAGATTTTGCTGCTCAAACCTTTGGCGCAGAGCAAAAAAAATTGCAATCTGCAAATAGAACATTTGCAGATGTTCCAAGAGAAGCTTTAGCAAATGTTTTACCTAGTGGCGCTAAATTTTTTGGCGGGTTAGCCGAAGCAATCACAAGCCCAATTGAGACTGCAAAAGGATTGCTTGACGTTGGCGCTGGCGCTTTGCAAAATGTACTGCCAAAAAAAGTAGTTGATTTTGTTAGTTTATTTGATGCTAATCCACAGGCGGCAAAACGGGCTGTTGATTCGGCTAACGCCGTTGGAGGAATGTATAGGGATCGGTACGGCAGCATAGAGGGGTTAAAAAATACGCTTGCTACAGACCCTGTAGGGGCCGCTGCTGACTTGTCAACCCTTTTATCTGGCGGGGCTATGGCTACGGCTAGAGTAGCGCCGACTGCGGCTAAAGTTTTATCTACGGCAGCAACCTACACAAACCCTGTTGCACCCGTAGTAGGCGCATTAAATTTAGGCGTTAAAACTGGTGCAAGCGTAGGTGAATCCGTCTATAACGCTTTTTCACCAAAATCTAAAGCATACGTTACTGCCGCAGAAGGAAAAGCGCCAGAAATTCTTAACGCATTAGTTAACGCACAAGAACTTGTTCCTGGGTCTGCCCCTACCGCAGCGCAAGCTGCTGTACCTGCTGGGTCTACTAGATTTGCTGCGCTAGGAAAACAAGCCGCAGAAAAATTGCCAAGCGAGTTTTTGGCTAGAGAATCAGCACAAAAAGAAGCTCAACTTG